AGTCGAACCAACGGAGAAGTTCGCCTGCAAGCAATGCTTCAGGCGACTCTCGAAAAACACTTCTCTGTTGAAAAATGCCTAAAAAAACCTAAAAAGAACCCACTAATTCTGACAGAGAACCATGTTTTTATCGGGGCGTATCCGAATGAATTGAAGGCGTACCTGAATGTCAAAACCCCGGAGCAGGAACTTGCGATGCAAACGAAAATCAGGGAAGCCGAACAACGCGCCTTTACGGCGGAAGTGAAGGCAAGCATCATGCAAGCCGGTGCCAATCCCGATTACATTGACGATATAACCGCACTGGTCACAGCACGCGGAATAGACAGCGATACATTGTCCGAGACAGTGGAAGCCGTCAAAACAAAATACCCGACGTTTTTCCAATCCAAAGAGCCGGAAAAGCAAGCGGGACAAAGAGGAACCGGTTCCCCTATGAAAGCCGGAGGTGGTGGTGTCAAACAACAAGACGACGACCCGGGGAAACGGCTGGCAGAACGAAGAAACCAAAACGCTGTCAAATCGTCTCCGTGGGGTCAATCGTAGGGGGCAGCCTTCGCGGCTACCCGCAGGTGCAAGCCATGCACCCTACGTCAACCAACGAAAGGAGCGAAAAATGCTTAATCAATCTGGAATTGCCAAGCAAGACTTGGTATCGCGGGAACAGATTCTCGCAAACGTGGAACACCAAGTTTCTATCGGTTGCATCGTCAGCGATGCACTGGGTGTTACCGTGGACAATCGAAAAATCGTCAAAGCGGGTACGCCGATCAGTCTGAATCTGTTGGACACCCAAGTACCGGCGGTGCTCGCAACCAGCGTGATCGTCGCCGATGCAGAGACGGGAGCGGCAATGTCGGGAGTTCTACTCCACGATGTGGATGTGACGAACGGAAACGCCAACGGAACCGCACTCATTTTCGGGTTCGTCAATCTCAACCGAATCACCGATACGAGCGTGCAAGCATTGATCACCACTGCGGTGAAGAATGCTGGTGCATCGAAACTCGTTACTTTTTTGAAAGTCTAACTAGAAGTTAGAAGTTAGGAGTTAGAATGGATCGGCGGCGTAGCCGACTTCTTATTCTAACTTCTAACTCCTAACTCCTCACACATAAGGAGAAATATCATGGCAAAGACAATTTTTGATTTGGTCAAAGCGCAATTCATCGCGTCTTTTTGGACGACGATGGAACACGAAGAAACCTATCTGACACGGGAACTGTTCCCGCACGATAAACAACTCGGACTCGACCTCCGATGGATCAGGGGAGCGAAAGGACAGTCCGTTGTCTTGAAACCGTCCGCGTTTGACGCAGCGGCAATCCCACGACCGAGGATCGGATTTTCCGAACTCAAGGTACAGATGCCCTACTTCAAAGAGTCGATGTACATCGACGAGGAATTGCGGCAGCAACTCAATATGGTGATTGCTACCGGCAACAAGGAATTCGAGGATGCAGTCATGGATCGCATCTTCGACGATACGGTGCAGTTGATCAAAGGAGCGGCGGCAAGACGCGAAATGATGCGGTCGATGCTGCTCTCGACGGGGATCATCGCTATGACCGGAAATGGTCAGAATTACGAGTTTGATTACGGTGTCACCAACAAAGTCACCGCCGCGACTCCGTGGGCAACGACGACCTCCGATCCGATTGAGGATATTCGGATTGCGAAAGAAACCATCCAGGGGAAAACGGGAGAAACGCTCACCAGAGCCATGTGCGACGGAAAATCTTTTCGCAATCTTGTGCGGAACGAAAAAATCCGCAACACGATTTTTCCCATCGAACAGGCGGCTGGTCGAATTCTCTCCGATGCTCAACTGAAGAGTTTTGTCTTGGCGGAGCAAGGAATCGTGATTGTGGTCAACGACAACCACTATCGGGAGGCAGACGGTACAGTGGTCAGGTACTTCCCTGAAAACACGTTCGTCATGTTCCCGTCCGGCAATCTCGGAAAGATGATGTTCGGAACGACCCCCGCCGAGTCGGACCTGCAAACGAGCAACAAAGCGAACGTGGCAATTGTCGATACCGGCGTGGCGATCACGACCACTGAAAAGGTTGATCCCGTGCAGGTCGAAACGATTGTGTCGCAGATTTGCTTGCCGTCGTTCGAGCGTGCGGACAGCGTTTACATCCTGAACACGGGAAACTAACAGACGGTGGAGCCACTGGGTGGGCGAACCCCTGGTACTCCACCGAGTTTGTCTTTCCCCTCACTCTCCCCAAGCGGGGAACAATCTTGCGATTGCAACGCAAGAGGATTTAGCCTCCACGCTCGATATGGTCGGAAGCACCATCACGAGACAACGCAAGAGGTTTTATTTGAGGTCCAAACGTAGAATATAGAAGTTAGGAGTTAGAAGTTAGAAGGAAATCGTCGGGCTACGCCCGTCCTCTTATTCTAACTTCTAACTTCTAACTTCTAACTTCTAAATACTAAATACTAAATACTAAAAAAAAATGGCACGATACGAATTTCCTACTGTTTTTTATCAGTCCAGTATTGACGCGAATACTGCCGTCGAAGTAACGCACATCAAAAGTTTGTCCTGGGCGAACCGAACGAATAATAATGGCAATTTTGAACTGATCCTCCCGATAGATAGCGAATTAACCCCCTTCTTTCCGGCGTTGGGGGGATTTATTCGTCTGGACCCCGGTGATACGGTGATGCAGATTGAAAAGCGGGAGCGGATTTGCGACACGAAGGGGAATCGTTGGTATAAATTGGGTGGGCGACCACGGCAGGAGGACGACGAGAGAGTCCGGGATGCACAGAATAACGACTACTTTTTCCGGTACAAATATCTGGGCACTGGCGAGCAGTATGTCGAACACCGCGTGGGCACCCCGGTGACGACGGTCAATAAGGGGGATTTGCTCGAGAGCAGCATCTACGAAGATAATTTAGGCGGGTTCTTTGAAGAGGTGTTGATCGATCCGGGGCAGGAGAGAACGATGGTTGATCCGGGGCATCCGGGATTTGAAGGACAGCAGGGAATCCCCGCAGTCCCGTCCTCGACTTGGGGGACGACGGTGATCGGAGAGCCTAAACCTGTCATTGGAAACGAGACGAGAACGGGAACAACTTCGGTCACGATAGGCGGCAATGCCACCAGTTCTTATGGCGTACTCAGCCCCTTTGCGGGGTATCAAGACAACTATACGGTGACTCGATCCTCTAACATCTTCACGGGGACCGATGCCGCTCCTACTCCTGTTTCTGTGGGCTCTGCCTCCGGTCCGAGTGGGAGAATGGATATTGTCACCTACACAGGTTCTTGGATTGCGAGCGACACGACCGCCGATGTCGTCGTTTGGGCACCGAACGATACGAGGTGGATGGTTCATACGGGACCATCGAGTTTCATCCAGTTTAGCCAGACGGGGCAAACAAGAATTCCTGTCCGTACGATCACGTTGAAGTCGGACTCAACTTATCGTGCCGAGATGCAAGCGTTTCTCAATTCGTTGTCGAACACATCGGGGAGTATTCCCGGAAGTTCCGAGATGCCGCCGATTCCGCCAACTCCCTACGTATCGCCAACGTTTCAAGATGCCATCCCGCCGACGTTTCGCACGACGTTTGTCAAAGGGGGACACACCGGTTACAACTTTGCCATCAAGTCGAAGGGGGAAGTCGAAAAACGGTACAAGGTCGATTTTAACCTGGGGGACACGATTGCGGTGAACGATACCCGCTTGGACGTGGTCTACACCGGTGTCGTCTCCGGCGCGGTCGAAACCATCGATGGCAACGGATACAGCGTGGACATCGAAATCGGAACACTGGGGGCAACATTGGAACAGAGGGTGCAGGGGGTGATTTAGAAGGAGTCAGAAGTCAGAATACAGGAGTCAGAAGTCAGAATACAGGAGGAAATTGGTATTGACAAACGGGAACCTATAATTTACATTTGTATAAATTATGAAAGATGGAAAACCAACAAAGCCGCGTTTGCGGCGGACGGAGCATACTATCGTCCAACTCTGGACGGCACCGGAGAAACTGAAACAAATTTCCGAGTGGGCAGGAAACGGATACTCTGACAAAGACATCGCCGAAAAGATGGGAATCAGTGTTCCGACGTTCCGGCGGTACCGATTAGAGGCTCCCGAAATTGACCAAGCAGTGCAAGACGGCAAAAATGTGGTTGACCACCAAGTTGAGTCGGCACTGTTAAAGGCTGCCCTGGGATTTACGACAAAGGAAGTGAAAGTCGTCCTCGTGAAAGGCAAAGAAGGGAACATGAAAGCCGTACAGGAAACGACGACCCGGTATGTCCCGCCGAATGTCCTGGCATGTCAGACGTGGCTGTTTAACCGGCAACGGGAAAAGTGGAAACGGAACCGAGACAACGAAATCACCACCGATGCCGACGATCAGTCGATCAATATCACGATCAAACGAGCAGGACCAATTTTAGCCACGGAAGGCACGGAATAGCACGGAATTTCCTTTCCGTGTCTTTCCGTGAATTCCGTGGCAAATAATTATGAATATCACCAAATCCGTCTCGCCCAGTTTTGAAAATTTCATTTTCGACTGGCACTACAAGCAGTATCTGTTGATTGGCGGCTATGGGAGCGGCAAGTCCTATCAGGTTGCGCTCAAGATCATTTTGAAACTGTTCCAAGAGAAACGCCGGGTGTTGGTTGTCCGGGAAGTGTTTGGCACGATTTACGAGAGTTGTTACCATCTTTTCTATGAAATTCTGGACGACATGGAGTTGGTCACAAAGGAGCCGACCTTTTTCCGCAAAAAGGGTTACGGCAAGAGTTCGCTCAAGGTCCTTGCCTCGAAAAGCCCGCTCTCCTTTACTTTTCCAAACGGCAGTCAGATTATTTTCAAAGGGCTGGACAATCCTGAAAAGATCAAATCGATCAACGATGTTTCCATCGTTTGGATCGAAGAAGCCGCCGAAATCAAATACGCGTCCTACAAGGAGATTCTCGGCAGAATCCGGGTCCCGAACGATTCCTTGCATTTTATTCTCTCCTGTAATCCTGTCGGTTGCGAGAATTGGATTTACAACCACTTTTTCCGAAGACAGGAAGAAGGAGAGAGGAGTCAGGAGACGGTCATTTTGGATGAAAACAAATTGTACGATGCCAAAGAAATGATTGCGGATGGCACGTACTATCACCACTCGACCCCGGACGATAATCCGTTTTTGCCAAAAGAATATCTGAAGACTCTGGACGACTTGCGGAAGGTTGATATTCCGCTCTACACGGTTGCCCGGTGGGGCAGGTTCGGAGCGACCGGGACACGGGTATTGCCGCAGTTTGAAATTGCCGACAAGATGACGAACTTTCGTGCCGCCGTTCAGGGGTGCGATGATTCCCACCACTATTTCGGGTTCGATTTCGGGTTTGAGGAGTCCTACAATGCGGTGATTTCCATGTGCATCGATGTAGAGAAAAAAATCTTGTACATCTATGACGAAATCTACATGAACCGCGTCACCGACGATGTGTTTGCGAACCAGCCGGAGATGCAAGCACTCAAGGAGAAACTCGACTCCCTCAATAAGCAGGGCTGCAACAAAATGCTGGTTGCGGACAACGAAGACCCGAAGGCGATCAGTTACTACCGGCAGCAGGGTTTTTCGATCCGGGGCTGCCGCAACAAGTTTGCCGGTTCGGGCAAGCGACCGCATTTCTGTGGACGTGGAACGGATAGCAACACGGAATATCCGCCGAATGTCCGATGTTGTGGTGAGTAACAACACGAAATGGATGGCTTCGCTTGCGGTTAATGCTGGAATTTCCAGTGTCCGTACTGGAGGGCTTGGCATCAGCATGAGTTCGGCGCCCGATGCAATCGTCCAGCGGCTGGTCACGGGGCAGATTTACAAGTCGGGCTGGTCGCTTTCGGGCAGTCTCTGGACGGACAACCAAAAAACACAGAAACAAATTTACGAAATCGTTGCCGGGGGAAGGGCAAAAAACCAGTCGATTTACGAAATGACGAAAGAATTGGAACGATGGGTCAACCCCGACAAACGAAAGCCGTGGAATCTTGTCAATGCGGCGGGACGGAAAATCTACCCCCGTGCGGTCGATTACAACGCCCAGCGGCTTGCCCGGACGTTGGTCCAGCATTCCTATCAACAGTCCTTTGTCGAATCGGTCAAAGACAATCCTTTGATTGCAGGGATCCGTTGGATTGCGAACGGCAGTAGAGTGTGTCCGCTCTGCGAGTCGATGCACGGCACCATTTACGCAAAGGACGAATTGCCGCTTGACCATCCGCAAGGGATGTGCGTCTTTGAGCCGGTCGTGGTCGATAATTGGAAACAGCAATTGCGGGATATGTGGACCGAAGGACTTGACGGATAATCTACGATAGCATAAAATAGGGGGAAAGGAAACACAATGACACCGGAAACCCAACACGCGATTCACAACATGACGACGACCGAAATAGGAATGATCTGTCTCACGCTGATCATCCTTGTGGTCGCCCCGTGTATTACGTGGCTCCTTCATAAGGGGAAGTTGAGCAACCTATCCTGGAAAATGGGCAAGGGATTGAATGTAGAGGCGGCGGATAACGGCAATGGACTTGCCTTGCAGTTTCTGGAGAAATTGCTGGACGAAGCCGAGTACACCTTCAAACGCAAAATGCTCGCCATTGCCAACGAATGTTTCAAAGACAATCCG